ACAGCCAACTTGTTAAGACCCGTGCAGCGCACCTTTCGGATTTGCGTGGCGGCTCGTTCTTTTCGGGGACGTATGATTTAGCGGTCATTTCATTTCTCCATTTCTAATAGGCCGTTCCCCCGAAATCAGCCACGCCATAAGCACGACGGCCGGACCGGGTATGTCACGCTCCCCGCACTCCCAGCGTCGCACCGTGCGGCCATCGAACACGCGAAACAGCCGGGCCAATGCGTTTTGCGACAGGCCGAGCTGTTTGCGTCCGGCGCGGAATTGTTCAGGCGACATTGGCATTTCTTTCGTTCCGCCATGTCAAGAAGTCTTGCCAAGAATCGCTTTGGGCGATTGGTGAGCCATCCATACATGGTGGGGCATTTTCAATAATGTATTCGCGTACAGCGCCTTCCACGTTTGCGAGTCGGTCGTCGCCGGGGAAGGCCCATTTGAACTCGCCGAATATTTTTATCATTGCTGTCATAATTTCTTCTGCGAGGGCGTTTTGGTCGTCGGAAATGCATTCGGTAGCCTTTCCAGTTGTCGGATAGTCCAGATATTTTCTGGCTGTTGCGGTGAGGGTCATCTCATTTCTCCATCTCTGGCGGTCATGCCAATTTTTCCGTTGCCGCACGGAGATCGTTTTGGTGGCGATTAAGCCAGGAAACCAGTTCGCGTTTGGTGCGGCAAGAGAATTGGTAGGTTCTGTAGCTGTTGCAGAGGTCTTTAGAAAGAATCCGTGCGTGCCAGTCGCCGCGGAATTGTTCAGGAGTCATCGGCTTTGACAGTGCGGACGCCTTCTTTGCGGAACCGTTTTAGGCCGTGCTTTTTGATATAGTTGCGAGCGCCGCCGGCAGTGGCAAACTTCATCGGGTTCATAGAGGGAGGCCCCCATGTCGGGACCGATGTTAGCTGGTTCTCGAGCCAATACGACGTGCCGCGTTCGCCCGGGTGGGTATAGGCAATCCAATATGTCATCTCATTTCTCCATCTCAGGCGGGCACCATTGCCCATAGGGTTCTATTCCATACAAGGGCAGTCAGGGTCCCGACAGCCGTCCATTTGCAGGCCGTCCTCAACCCACACCTTGCATTGACGGCAGAAGCCACCGATTTCGAAATCCTCGACAGTGTTGTTTTCCCGTCGAGCCGTGTTCAGGTTGGCAACGGCTTCTTTCTGTGTTTCACCGAACCCTGCATCGTCAATCGCCAAGTTGCGAAAGTGTAGCCCGACTGCGCACCACATATTGCCGTCCATGTAGAGGCGTCGCTGCGGTGGTAGGGCTGTTTCGATTGTATCATTCATGTTTCACCTTTCGTCTGTGTTTCCACCCAAACAGGCGGCACAAGGCCACCTGATCGGGGAGTATGGCGGGAGGGATTAGATGGGGGTGATTCTGTCAGGGTTAGACCAACCTCGTATTGTGCGGATGCGCCGTAATTGATAGTCACCGTCGTCAACTAACAATAATTCACAGCGCATCGTTGTGGCTGGTAAATGCAGGGCCGTTAGGCCGATATGCGGGATAACACGGCGTTTGCCGTCAGCGGGCCAACTTTCAATTGTTTTCCAGGGTATTTTGATTTTCATCGTTTCAGCCTCCAATTAAGTGGGCACCATTGCCCTGCACATCTAATATAGTTATAGGGCCAGCGGTCCGCAAGAGGGTTGTTCAAATGGCGATTGATGGTGAGGACGTGGAATGACTCCAAAACAGGAGCGCTTTGTTGAGGAATACCTAATTGATCTGAACGCCACGCAGGCGGCTGTTCGTGCGGGATACAGCGAGAAGAACGCTGGGAAGATCGGCCCGGAACTACTAGGTAAAACTAGGGTTGTTGTCGCAATTGCCGATGCGGTTGCGAAACGGTCCGAACGAACGGAAATTACACAAGATCAGGTGTTGCGCGAACTTGCCCTGATCGGGTTTTCAGATATCGGTGACTTTCTGCAATTGACCGAAAGCGGGCGTGTCCTGTTTGACTGGTCTGATCTGCCGGAGGGCGTGACCCGTATCGTCTCGGAGATCACGCAGGAAGAATATACGGAACGACGCGGTGAAGACGGTGAGGAAGACACCCGCGTCAAGCGCACGAAGTTCAAATTACACAGCAAGCTTGGGGCGCTGGACAAGATCGGGCAGCATCTTGGCATGTTTACACAGCAGCATGAGCATAAGCATAGCGGGACAATCAGCCACCGCAGGGTTGAAGACCTGTCGCCGATGGAGCGCCAACAACGTCTGTTGGCGATAGCGGACGAACTTGAACAACGCAGCGTTAATTGAGGATCATATGGCGCGGGTGCCATGGACTCCTCTATACAATGCGGAAGATCCAACAGCACCAACGCCACAGCGATTAGCCTATGATTGCGAAGCTGATTTCCTGTTTTATGGTGGTGCAGCCGGCGGCGGCAAAACCGATCTGCTGATCGGTCTGTCGCTGACCGAGCACAAGCGGTCGGTCATATATCGCCGCGAGTTTAAACAGCTTCGCGCCATCATTGATCGGACGCGCCAGATTGTCGGCACCGACAAGGGCCTGAACAAGCAGGACGGTCGCTGGAGCCTCGGCGACGATCAGATCGTTGATTATGGCTCCTGCCAGCATGCGGGTGACGAACAGGCGTATCAGGGCCAGCCGCATGATTTCGTTGGTTACGATGAGATTACGCATTTTCTCGAAAGCCAGTTTCGTTTTCTCTGCGGTTGGAACCGGACCACTGACGAGGGCCAGCGCTGCCGTGTGGTTTGTGCCGGCAACCCGCCGACCGATGCAGAAGGCGAATGGGTTATCCGGTTCTGGGCACCATGGCTCGATGAGACCCACCCCAACCCGGCACGGCCCGGCGAGTTACGCTGGTTTGCTGTACTCGACGGTGAAGACGTTGAAGTAGATGGCCCGGCTCCGTTCGGGCATGGCAGCGAACTGATCGTACCGAAGTCGCGGACCTTCATCCCGTCGTCGGTGGACGATAACCCATTTCTGCAATCCACCGGCTACAAGTCGGTGTTGCAGGCATTGCCCGAGCCGCTGCGCTCGCAAATGCTCAAGGGCGATTTTACGGCCGGCCACGAGGACAACCCGTACCAGGTCATTCCTACTGAATGGGTGCGGTTGGCCCAGGAACGTTGGGCACCTGATGGCAAGGGTGCGCGCATGATGTCGGCCATGGGTGTCGACCCGGCGCGGGGCGGTGCTGACGCGACGGTTCTGAGCCCACGCTATGGGACATGGTTTGCCGAGCAGAAAGTCTACCCAGGCGGCGACACCCCAGATGGGCCGGCGGTCGCGGCACTGGTGGTGGCGGCGCTACGGGATGCGGCACCAATCCAGATGGACGTGATCGGGATTGGATCGAGCGTCTACGACCATCTGAAAGGTAACCGTTTGCAGGTGGTTGCCATACAATCGGCAGAGGCGTCGCATGAGACGGACCGGTCGGGCACGCTCAGGTTTTTCAACAAGCGTGCCGAATTGTGGTGGAAGTTCCGTGAGGCGCTTGATCCGGCATACGGTAGCGACATCGATCTCCCGCCGGACAGAGAGTTACGGGTGGACCTTTGCGCGCCGCGGTGGAAGCTGACTCAACGCGGGATACAGGTTGAAGCCAAGGAAGACATTATCAAGCGGATAGGTCGGTCGCCTGATCGTGGGGATGGAGCGGTCTATGCGTGGGAGGAAAACGCCAAGGTGAGTCAAGCCATGGTAATGGGCGGCGGCGCGCCCGCGCAGGAATATTCGGAGCTGGATTATTGAGCAGCGAAAGAAATTGAGGACTGAAACAGCATGAAACTGACCAGACGCGACCTGTTCAAACGGCTTGGCGGCGGTGTGGCACTGGCTGCGCTTGGTGGCGTAGCGGCAAAGGCGTACTTCTACCGCAAGAGTGCGGTAGGGGAGACGATGCTCCGCGCTGCGTACATGAAGGTTGATCCGCCGCTGCTGACCGTTCGGCCACCGGTTCGTGGCGACATGCATCCGGTTGAAATGATAGACGGTGGCATTAAATGGTTCTCACGGATCGGCAAGCCGCGCATGGCTTATGACTTTGAATTTTCTACAGTTCAGGCATACAAAGTGCACGCCCACCAAACATTCCGACGGGTGCTGGCATGAGCAAATACACGGTCAAGCCGCCGCGCATCGGCGAGGTGCTGGAACATACCAGATGGTATCTCGGGGATATCGGCCGGCGCGAAGCCAAAGCTGATATCGAAGCCGTGTTCGCCAATACCGAAAGCGAGTTCGGCCTGATCTTCGGCCCGCGCACGTGGGAGGATATTTCGCTCGATGAAGATCGACTGGCGGACCCTCCAGGGCCGGAATTCAGGGCGCTACGCTGTGAAGCACGGGTGGTGAATTGACCACCGTAGCCTACCGCGACGGCGTGATGGGTGCCGTATGAGCGTTATTGCCGTCCGCAGCGGGATTATCGCCGCAGATACCGGCGGGTCCGGCGGCAGGCTCAAGTGGCCGATGTCGAAGCTGGAACGGCAAGGAGATATCGCCATCGGCTGGTCGGGGAACTGGAC